CCCTCTTCGACCCCGAAAAAAACGACGATAGTAGGGGAAAAAAGGGGCGTTTCGTTACACTTTTATTGAAAAATGAGCAATTTCAGAATCAAATTGTACAGAAAAGTATGATTTGGTTCTTTTTTTGATAGAGAGAGGGTGATTTGATGCCGGAAGAAGGGAGAAGCGTTACCGATGAAACGACCGTCAATACCAAAGAAATGGCTATGGTGATTGGCGTATCTACCAGGCGGGTGCAGCAGATGATTCAGGATGGGACGCTGCAGACCGTGAAAAAGGGCTCTCTCCTGCTGTGCGAAAATGTGCAGCGTTATATTGCTTTTATCACCGGCAATCAGATGACCGAGGAGGAACGGAAGGTAGAGAAGGCGCGGAGAGCAGCGGAAACTAAGCTGAAAGTGGCCAAGGCTGATATTGCCATGCTGGAAGCGAACGAGCTCAAAGGCAAAATGCACCGGGCGGAGGATGTGGAGGCACTCACCCAAGATATGTGCGATACCATCCGAAACGTGCTGCTTGGTTTGCCTGGACAATTGGCCGTGGACGTTTCCGTATGCGAAACGCCGGAGGAATGCTCTGTGCTGATCCGGGATGCCGTCAATTCCGTGCTCGAGGAATTATCCCATTACACGTATGATCCGGCAAAGTATGAGGAACGGGTGCGCAATCGGGAGAAAATGGACGAAAGGCCAGAGGATGACGAATGACGGATGAAGGTCGAAAGCCCAACTTCAAAGGGCTGAATCAGGCAATCAGACGGCCGTTCGCATCCATGAAACCTCCCGAGGCACTGACTGTATCCGAATGGGCTGACCGATACCGGCGGCTTTCGCCTGAATCCTCTGCGCAGCCTGGCCCATGGCGAACGAGGAAAACCCCGTACCTGAAAGAGGTCATGGACGCTTTTACCGACCCAAAGATTAAGCATATCGTGATGGTTGCTGCTTCTCAGGTTGGCAAATCGGAAGCCATGAACAATATCATCGGGTACATCATTGACCAGGACCCCGGCTCCATTCTGATGATCGAGCCGACGAACGGCGACGCGAAGGAGTATTCCAAGCTTCGTATTGCCCCGATGATTCGGGACTCAAAAACGCTGCAGAAAAAGGTATCGAAGATCCTTCGCGGCGACACCGGCAACACGATTCTCCAGAAGAGTTATCCCGGCGGTATCCTGACCATGTGCGGCAGCACAGAAGCGCACGCCCTGGCATCGAAACCTATCAGGTACGTGCTGGGCGATGAACGTGACCGCTGGGCGGTGGAAGCCGGCAAGGAAGGCGATCCATGGAGCCTGGCAATGGCCCGTCAGACCACCTTCTACAATGCAAAATCCTACGAATGCAGCACTCCTACAATCAAGGGATATTCGCCGATTGAGAAATCCTTCAATTCCGGCACCCGTGAACGATGGTGCTCACAATGCCCGCATTGTGGCGAATATCACAATATCCGTTGGCAGGATATTCGGTACACCTTTGAAGCTGTGGAGGTTGAGCACAAAACAACCTACCTGGTGACTGAGGTGTATTATATTTGCCCCGGGTGCGGAGGTATCTCCCATGAGCACGATATGAAACGCGCTCCCGCGATGTGGATTGCCGAGAACCCGGAGGCATACAAAAACGGCACCCGTTCCTTCTGGCTGAACGCTTTCTGTTCGCCCTGGGTATCCTGGGAAAAGATCGTTGTCAGATACCTGGAAGACAGAAACGACACGAAAAAACTTAAGGTAGTTTATAACACCTTATTCGGCGAGCTATGGGAGGATCGCGGCGGGCTGGAGGATGAGGATGAATTCTTATCCCGCCGTGAAGATTACAAGGCAGAGCTGCCGGACGGAGTGCTGGTACTCACCTGCGGCGTAGACGTGCAGGATGACCGTCTGGAATATGAGGTGATCGGCTGGGGCCTGCGGAAGGAAAACTGGGGAATCAAACGCGGTCAGATCATGGGCCGTCCCGATGACCCGGAGGTGTGGAGAACCCTTGACGATATCACCAGCCGTGTGTATCGGTACGAAAGCGGGAAGGGTCTGAGAATCAGCATGACCTTTGTGGATGACGGCGGCCATTTTACCATGAACACCCGCCTGAACTGCGCCGCCCGATTCGGAAGGCACATGTTCGACTGCAAAGGCTTTTTTGGAGATGGGAAACCGTTCACATCCCCGCCCAAAAAGGTGAACATCCTGATCAAGGGCAAATATGTGGGCACATGCTGGCAGTATCAGCTTGGAGTTGACGCTGGCAAACAGATGATCATGGACGGCTTGAAGGTAAAAACCCCAGGCCCCCGGTATTGCCATTTCCCGCGGAATGAGGAATGCGGCTATGGCCATGCCTATTTCGTGGGTCTGCTGTCTGAAAGGCTGGTATTCAAAGAAAACGCCAAGAATCCCTGGCAGTGGGAAAAGATTCCCGGCCATGAACGCAATGAACCGCTTGACTGCCGCAACTATGCCTATGCCGCTTTTTCGGCCCTTGCGCCCGATATGGACGCCCTCCACCGCGGGGCTAACGGGAATAAGGGGAACGGCGGGCAAACGCAGCAGAGACCCGCCGCCGCCCGAAAAACGGGGGCTCCGGCACGCACGATAGAGCAGCGTATGACGGATATGTTTGATTGGTGAGGTGCAGCTGATGGATAAAGCAACGGTACAGGAACGGCTCAATTATTGGAAAACGACGCTGGGGAAGCTGATGGACGCATATACCGCCCTGATTTCCGGCGGCGTGAAATCCTACCAGATCGATGATAGGAGCCTGACCAGGTTCGATATTCCCAGCCTTCGCAAAGCAATTGATGAGGCGGAAGAAAAAGTGGACGAATACGAGGCGATGCTGGAAGGCTTGAAGCCGAGAAGGGCATTCGCGGTCTTACCTCGGGACTGGTGACTTTGGAATACCGCCGAAAGGCGTTATTCAGGGCCAGCACGGCGGAGTTTCTGTCTCCTTTCGCCGCCAGGCCCTTTTATTTTGAACAGAATGGAGGTGGTAAAACGTGAGCGAAAAATTCAGACCAAAGGCAAGCGGATACAGCGAAGCTGGAGCCAGCAAAGTGCGGCGTGCACTCAAGGGCTTTACAGCCCGATCGAGCAGCCCCAATGAAGACATCAACTGGAATAACTATACCCTGCGGCAGCGCGGGCGTATGCTTTCTATGTCTTCCCCGATCGCCGCATCGGCGATCAAAACCAACCGCACGAAGGTGGTTGGCATTGGGCTTTCGCTGAAATCCACGGTGGATACTGACGCTTTGGGCATGACACCCGAAGCGGCAAAAGCCTGGCAGCGGAACACCGAACGGGAATGGGCACTGTGGGCCAACAAGCGGGAAAACTGCGACGCAACAGGCATGAACAGCTTTGCGGGTTTGCAGCGGCTGACCGTTTCATCCTGGCTGACGAACGGCGATATTTTCGGCCTGTACCAACGGTATGATCCCACGCCGATCAATCCGTACTCGCTGAGGATCCACATGATCGAAGCGGACAGAATCAGCACGCCGAAGGATTCCAGCGTGCTGCCCATTGGCGGCACGACTGACGGGAAAAACGCGCGGAACGGCAATTACATCTATGACGGCGTAGAGGTTGATAAAAACGGGATGGTTGTGGCCTATTATGTGTGCAATCACTACCCGCACCAGATCAGCCGCCCCGATGAAAAAACCGAATGGCAGCGTATCCGGGCCTATGGCAAGCGTACCGGCCTCCCCAATATACTGCATATCCTGGACACCGAACGTCCCGATCAATACCGGGGCGTTACTTTTTTGGCACCTGTGATTGAATCGCTGCTGAATATCAGCCGATATACGCAATCGGAATTGATGGCAGCGCTGATTCAGAGCTTCTTCACGGCATGGATTTACACGGAAACCAATCCGGCTCAGATCCCCATGAATGAAGTGAATTACGGCGACGATGATTCCCCGGACAATCCGCCGGACAGCAACGTAAGCAATCATCCGAATGAGATGGAAATGGGCCCCGGCACAATCCTGCATCTGCAGGAGGGCGAAAAGGTTCAGTTCGGCGAGCCGCATATTCCGTCTTCCGGATTTGACACCTTCTTCAAGGTGATCTGCAAAGAGATCGGCGCGGCCCTGGAAATTCCGTATGACACGCTGCTGAAGGAATTCAACGCCAGCTACAGCGCCAGCCGTGCCGCCCTTATGGAGGCCTGGGAGGCATTCAAGGGCCGCCGCGAAATGCTGATCAATATGTTCTGCCAGCCGGTGTATGAAACATGGCTGGCCGAAGCCGTAGCCATCGGGCGCATCAAAGCCCCTGGCTTTTTTGATGATCCGCGCATCCGGGCGGCCTGGTGCCGCGCGCAATGGCTTGGGCCGGTACAGGGACAGCTTGACCCGACCAAGGAAGTCAAGGCCGATATTCTCGCCGTCAGCAAGGGCTTTAAGACCCATGAACAGGTGACGCGGGAATATGGCGGCGGCGACTGGCACGAAAACGTGGAGCAGCTGAAAGGCGAGAACGAAGCGCTGCAGGATGCCGGTGCGCCCGGAATGCCCACTCAGCTGATGAATGAACCCGACAACGAGGGAGAAGAAGGTGATAACGGTGCCCAAAAGTAAAAACACGGTTATCAACCGTGATTTCTATACGCTGGCTATCGTCAATGGCACAAGGGCGGAATTGACCCTGTATGGGGAAATCGTTACGGAACGCCCGACCGACTGGTGGGGTGATCCGATCGATGGCGATTTCATTATTCTGGATGAATTTCTGAAAGACCTGGAAACAGTGAAAAGCTGTTCAGAATTGACCATACGCCTGAATTCCATTGGCGGTGATGCCTTTGCCGCTTTCACGATCCACAACAGGCTACGTGACCTGAAAGCAAAAAAGGTTTGTGTTGTAGATGGTGTGGCGATGTCAGGGGGCTCACATATAATGTGTGCCTGCGACACGGTGCGTGTCAATCCGTCCTCTATCGTGATGATTCACGACTGTCTTACTTTTGCGTTCAGATCGATGAATTCTTCCGCATGCGCAGAACTTGCCAAGCAACTGGATGTGGTAGATCAGGCACAGGCTGAAATCTACGCAAGGAAAACAGGAAAAACCGTTGAGGAACTTCGCGCCATGATGGACGCGACCACATATCTGACGGGCAGGCAGGCTGTTGAACAGGGCTTTGCTGACGAGCTGATTGAGGATGCAGACGATCCTGAAATCGCTGTCAGCGCTGATCATCGAACCCTGTACGCCCGTGGGCGCAGTATGCGTATAGCCGCCATCGGTGATTTTCCCGATGGCATCAAAACAATCGAAACCGCACCCACAAGCGGCGAAGATAAATCCACGCCTGAGGCATCAGGCAATAATGAAGGAGGTACTCCTATGACTTTGGAAGAGCTCAAAACGAGCGATCCTGAAGCGTATGCGGCCATGCTTGCCGAGGCGCAGGCGTCCGCGAACGCTGAGGCTGTGCAGAACGAGCGCCAGCGCATCGCCGATATCGACGCTGTGGCCGCCCTGTATGACGATGAAACCGTCAATGCCGCCAAGTACGGCGACAAGGCCTGCACCGCTCAGGAAATGACCTACCGCGCTGCCGTGGAAGCGGCCAAGAAAGGCCAGAAATTCATGGCGGATACCAAGGCCGACTACAAGGAAAGCGGCGCTGCCAACGTGACCGCGACCTCTGCGCCCGATGAGGAGCAGGCGGCCAATACCCCTGAGCAGCGGAAAGCTGCTGGCAAGGCCATGGCTGCCAAGCTGGCCGACAATAAGGAGGTGTAATCATGATCCGTGATCTGCATGAAAAGATCGGTGAAGTGACTGTTGAGAACCTGATCGCCGGTCTTGAGCCCCGGCCCCTGACCCATGCCGGTACCATCCGTAAGCTGAGCACCGCCGCCACTTTGAAGCGCGGCACGCTGCTGGCGAAATCCTCCGGTACCGCGGGCGACGGCAAGCTGGTGATTTTCGGCACCGAAGCTGCTTCTGACGAAACCCTGACGCCTGATTGCGTCCTGGTCGATGATATCGACGTGGGCACCACCGACGATGAAAACGCCGTTGTGTGGTTTGCCGGCTGCTTCAACGAGGACGCGCTTATCATGGCCGAAGGCGCGACCCTGACCGAAGATGACAAGGATGAACTTCGCAAGAAGGGCATCATCCTTGGCAAACTGATGAACCCCTAAAAGGAGGTAAAAAACAATGGCCAATCCTGTATATGTGAATATCCTGGATACCTACTATCTGGCGGGCCTGTGGGAGGGCCTTCCTCCCGTCGCCTCTTTTTTCCGTGATCGGTATTTCCCGACCGCGCCTGAAGATATTTTCGCCGCGAATAAGGTTTTGGTGGAGTATCAGGACGGCGACACCGGCATGGCTCCCTTCATGGTGCTGAGCGCTGATCCTATCGGCGTGAGCCGTCAGGGCTACCAGATCCATGACTACGAGCCCACCTGCATCAAGCAGAGCATCCCTCTGACGGCTGATCAGCTGAAGCAGCGTGGTTTCGGTGAGGCCATCCTGAGCAATTCCACCGAGGAAGAACGCGCCGCCGGTCTGGCTGCCAAAGACCTGGCTCAGCTGGAGCGCCGGTTCTCCCGCACGGAAGAACTGCTGTGCGCGAACACCATGATCAATAACGGCTTCCAGGTGAACGAGATGATCGATGCTAATACCATCGGCAATATTGCTAAGGTTCAGTATTACGATCCTGCCGTTGGCAACGATGGCGCTTTCACCATCAACAACCAGTGGACCACCGCCACGCCGTTCAGCGAAATCGTGAAGGTGATCCGTGCGATCTGCCGCAGCCTGGCCCGCCGTGGCCTGCGTGCCGCCGACCTGCTGCTTGGCCAGGATGTATCCGATCTGCTGCTGGACAACGTGGACTTCCGCAAGCTGGTGGATAAGAACAGCGGCATCAAGATTTCCGAGGAAATCAGCATCGAGCTGAGCCCGTATGATGGCGTAAGCTATATTTCCACGATCAACTTCGGTGGCTATCGCCTGAACGTGATCACCGTGGATGAGCAGTACGCCATCGTGACCGAGCAGAACGGCGTCAAGACCACAACCTGGACCAACTATTTTCCCGCCAAGAGCCTGCTGGTGACCGCTCCCGGCTGCGGCCATCTGATGTATGCCCACATCGTGCACATGACCGAGGACGGCGACATCCAGACCATCACCGGCAAGCGCGTGCCCGATCTGTTTGTGGACCGCAAGAAGAAGCAGCGTGAAATCATCCTGGAGAGCCGTCCCCTGGCCGCTCCCAAGAACTACGCGCCCTGGGTGTACACTGCCAACGTGGTGGCGTAATCGCCGCGAAAGGAGACAGCCATGCTGATTCAAGCGAAGAATGTGTTTCTGCTGGGAAGCCGGATGGTTACGCCCGGCGAAATCGTGGAAACGGACGCTCAGACGGGGAAATTCCTGATCAATAAGAGCGCCGCCGCAGAATTCGTCGGAAACGAGCCTGCCGCCGCCCCTGTGCCGCCTCCCGCCGCTACCTCTAACGGGAATATACCCGACGCCGGAGACGGCGTAAGGGGCCCAGGAAAGGGCGAAAACGAATACGACGATCTGACCGACGATGAAGACATCCCCACGTACACCATCGACATGAAAATGGATGAAATCCGGGCGGCCATGCGCGAGCGCGGGCTGGCTATTCGTGTCGGCATGACGAAAGCTGAAATGGTGGAAATCCTCAACGGCGAGGATGACGCCCTTCCGGAAATCGCTCCCCAGGACGTGGTGGAGGAATGAGCTTCAAGGATTCGCTTCGCAGCGATAACGCCGCTGTATTCACCAATATCGCTGAATTTGCCATTCCTACTTCCATTCGTTATGAAGGGACGCTGTATGAGGATGTTCCCTGCGTGCTGACGAAAGTAAAGGCAAAGGACCGGCAGGCCCCTGCCAGCGATCACGCCCAGGGAATATACCTGGTATCTTCCAACGCTTATTTCCCCGTGGAAAGCCTGGACGGCATCGTACCCGAAAAGGGCACGCGAATCGAGCTGAGCGACGAAACCGGCTTTATGCGGCGGTTTTATGTAGCACAGGCGAGCTGCCCGGAAGGGATGGTGCATTTGGAGTTGGAGGGTCTGGATGAGTAACATGGTTTACATCGAGGATTCCGGCCAATTCAACCTTGAGCGCGCGAATAAGCTGCTGGCCGGGATCGGCGGCGGCGAGCTTCTGCGCAACGCCTTATACAACGCCCTGAACAGGGCCGGGGTAAAGGCCAGAAAGGAAGCCGCCGCTTTCGCCTCCAAGGAATACATGATCTCATCCTCCGGCTTCAAAAAGCATGTAAAGGAAAAGTATCACATCCACTACGGCGGCGGAAAGATATCCGGCGGCGTGGTGAGCTGTGAGCTTTCTTTTGCCGGCAGCGTGATTCCCCTGATCGAATTCCGCACCAGGTATTCCAGGGATGGCGGCGTGAACGTATCGGTGAAAAGGGGCGGCGGGGGAAACCTTGACCATGCATTCATTGCCAGCCTTGGCGGAACCAACGTATATGAACGCCTTGGAAAATCCCGCTTGCCCATCGAACGGAAATACGGCCCCTCTGCCGCCCACATGATGATGGATGAGCATGTGGATGAACAAATGGAAAAGACCGTGGTGGATACCTTCAATTCCCGAATAGAGCATGAAATTACCCGCTTGCTCAACGGATGGGGAGGCTGATGCGAATGAGCGGATTTATCCCGATACCGAATTTGAAAGTAGCTCAGCTGCCCATCGATCAGAACATCGTGGCATTGATGGAAGCGCTGAAGGACTACACCGAAGAGGCGGAAAAGGATTTGCTTCTTCCCACCAGGATACAGGCCAAGGGGGAAGAGCAGAAGTACCGCCCGCCCGACGTGTACAGGATGCGTCTGCCGGACAGCAAAAGCGCGCAGAAAAAAGCGCCTTATATCCTGCATCAGCTGGTGACCACCAGAGATCAGCAACCCAGGGGGGAAGACCTGGAATCCTCCGCCGTAATTCGCAGCATTTTCTGCGCGTACAGCGAGGATGAGCAGGAAGGCTCTTTGCACCTGCTCAATATGATCGAGCGCTTCAAGATCCCGCTGCTTAAAAACCCGCTGATCGGCAAGGGCGGGCAATTCGAGCTCAACCTACAGGAAGGCCCGGAATCGTTGATCTATCCCGACGATACCGCGCCTTATTTTATTGGCGAGATGATCACGACGTGGAACATCCCGCCCATTAAAAGGGAGGTGCCTGAGATATGGTAAAACCGAAGCCTAAAGCCAAGCTTGGCTTTTGCGCTTACCTGGGCCCCACGATTCGCGGCGTGGTGCAGAACGGGACGATCTACGAAGGGACGCTGGAAAGCGTCCTTTTGCTTTTGGCTCCCCAGATCGAAAAATACCCGCGCATCGCGAAGCTGGTTATTTCCGGCGACGATCTGCCGGAGGCCCGCCAAAAGATCAAAACCAAGGGCAATTATCTGTACGAAGAAAATCGGCTGTTCATGGCCGAGCTGCAGAAAGGAGTTTGATGACAAATGCCTATCAACCATAGCGTAACCGTCAACGAGCAGGGCACCAGCGTCATGACGCCTGTCACCGCTGAATCCGGCATCCCGTTCGTGGTGGGCCTGTCTCCCGTGCATACGGCTGATCATCCCGCCACCCCCGGCATTCCCGTGCTCTGCTACACCTGGGACGAATGCCTGGACAAGCTGGGCTACGCCGACGATTGGGAGACCTACAACCTGTGCGAGCTGATGTACAGCCAGTTCCAGCTGTACGGTCATGGCCCCGTGGTGTTCCTGAACCTGCTGGATCCCAGCACCATGAGCAGCGCCAAGACCGCCACTAGCTATACCGTGCTGAACCACAAGGCCAACCTGGGCTCCAAGGCCATCAAGGACAGCAATCTGGTGGTCAAGAACGGCAACGAAACGCTGGTGCTTGACACCGACTATTCCGCCTACTTCGTGGATGGCGATCTGATCGTGGAACTTCTCAGCGCTGGCAGCGCCTATTCTGCCACTACGCTGACCATTTCCTGCAACGCTGTGAATCCTGCCAGCGTGGATGCCAGCGCCGTGGCCGCCGCGATGGAAAAAGTGGAGCTGTGCATGAGCATGTTCGGCCTGATGCCCGACCTGATCGCTGCGCCCGGCTTCTCTGAAAACTCTGCCGTGGCTGCCGTGATGGCGACCAAGGCCCACAGTATTTCCGGCCTGTTCCGCGGCAAGGCCGTGGTGGACGTGCCCTGTGACGCCACCAGCGGCGCCGTGACCTATGACGCGGTGCTGACCAAGAAAAACGCCCTGGCCATGACCGATGAAAACCAGATCGTGTGCTGGCCCATGTGCGCTCTTGGCGACAAGAAGTATCACATGAGCACCCATGCCATCGGCTGCATGGCGACGGTGGACGCCGATTTTGGCGCGCCCTACGCCTCTCCCTCCAACCACAGCATCAAGATCGACCGGCTGTGCCTGGCGGACGGTACCACCATCCTGCTGTCCCTGCAGCAGGCCAATTATCTCAACACCCAGTGCGGCGTGGTGACCGGCCTGAACTTCATGAGCTCTTATAAGCTGTGGGGCAACTACACCGCCTGCTATCCCGTCAACACCGACGTGAAGGATTACTTCATCCCCGTCAGCCGC